GCGAAGTGGGCCATGGACAAGCTAATTCAGACCGGCATCGGCATCGCTTCGGACCCGATCCCGCAGGCCCTTGCGCCACAACTGACGTCCATTCCCGGCGGTCTACCGGCAATGACTTACTGTGCCAGCGTGTCGTGGCTGAATGTGGAAGGCGAGGAGGGGCAGGCCAGTAATCCCAACACTCTTACCGTGGCGGCCGGGAATGCGCTCGTCGCCCAGCCCGTCAATCAGCCGGCGAATGCAACGGCCTGGAATGTTTACGTAGGCCTGTCGCCCACGGCCATGGCGCTCCAGAATACGACGGCATTGGCCCTGGACCAGGTCTGGGTCCAGGCAGGGCCTGTATCCACCTTGGGACAAGGGCCCGGGAGCGGACAGGCCCCGGACTATCTTCGCGCATTGCCGCGACTTCTTCAGAGAGGATAACAATGGCATGGGTAGGCAGCACGGTCACCGCACACGTAGTCACTCTTCTGGTGGCGCCGCAAGGTCTGAACGCCTGCGTATCGACGCTGGCCCAGGCCGAGAGTGTCACTCTGCCGCTAGTCGGACTAAATCAGATTCTGGCGCAGAACGTCTCCGTTGAACTGGCGGAGCGCAGCACCGACGTGCAATATCCGATGGTGAGCGTATACTGCGAGAAAATCGTGAACCAGCTCAAGGAGAAGTTCCGGAACTTTTCCGGAAAGGCCGCGATGGCGATCGAAGTGCGAGTTTCACAGGACAGACTGGACGGGATTGAGGATCAACTTCAAAGCTATGTCGATGCAGTGACTCAGGTGCTGGACCAGAACAGGGGCGACTGGGGTGAAGGAATGTACTACGCCGGATGCTATGAAGCGGCCTTGGGCGCCGTGAAGCACGGCGGGCAAAACTTCCTCCAGGTGGGAAAAGTGAGCTTCGACGTAGGAGTGAGCGACTAGAGCTATGGCTTCATATATTTCTTCCAATGCCAACCGTTTCTACGCTGCATTGGAAAGCGCATACGGACAGACGCCGGCGATCGCGGCACAGAACCGGTTTCCGGCGGTGAAGCTGACTGCCAAGAACCAGTTGGAGACTGCCAACCGGCGGGACAAGACGGGCAGCCGCACGTTCGTGGGAATACCCACGGGATTACGGCGCAATACCACTTTCGACGTGACCACTTACATGACAAGCTGGGGGGGGCAGAGTGCAGGTCCGTCTTACGGGCCGCTTTTCCAGGCTGGCATGGGCGCCGCTCCGGCGATGTACGCGGGAGGCGCGGCCGCGGCGGGTTCGACCGGCACGTCGCTGGTCTTCGCGGCGCCGCACGGGCTGGTGGCGGGACAAGGCGTCTCATGCAACGGCGAGATCCGGTTTGTCACGGCGATCGCGAGCGCAGCGGCAGTACAGGTGAACGCTCCGTTCTCCAGTGCTCCGACCGCGGGAACGGAGGTCGCGCCCTGCATTTCTTATTTTCTGGCGACGGCTTTGCCAAGCGTCAGCATTTTCGACTATTGGGACCCCAGTACGGCCCTCCAGCGGATTCTTTGCGGGGCGGCCGTAAACAAGATGACTGTAACAATTAATGGCGACTTTCACACGTTCGAGTTTAACGGAATGGCGCAAGACCTGCTTGACAGTTCCAGTTTTACGGCAGGAGAGGGACAACTTACCGGCTTTCCCGTGGAGCCGGCCCTTGCCGCCTTCGACTATTCGATCGTCCCGGGTAACATGGGCGAGGCTTGGCTGGGTATCGCGCCCAGCAAATTCTATACAATCACCAGCGGGACGTTCCAGTTAGACAACGGCCTGGATATGCGATCCAAGGAATTTGGAACCAACCTTCCGCTGGCTATTGCGCCCGGTCCGCGAACGGTGACGGCGGCCTTCAGCCTGTACGAACTGGACGATACCGCCACACAAGGGTTGTACCAGGCGGCAAGGCAGCAGTCGCCGGTAAGCGTGATGTTTCAACTGGGACAGCAAACCGGCCAGGTGGTGGGTGTCTACATGATGAGCGTGGTGCCGGTAGTGCCTGAATTCGACGACAGTGACAACCTGCTGCAGTGGAAGTTCCAGGGATCGAAAGCGCAGGGGACCGCAGACAACGAAATCGTGGTGGCATTTGGATAGCCGGGTTGGTGGCCAGATGGAATATACTAGCTTCGAAACGATAGACTCAACGGTGGCGCGTGGCGTAAGTTATACGGTCGCCAAGATGTCATTTGGACGCCGCGTGGAGCTGATGCGCCGAATCCGCGAGTTAGCTGCGCGCAGGGAATTCGTCGATGCGGGCGACACTCCCGACGAAAAGATGGAAGCCGCGCTGCTGGCATCCGAGATCGATCGGGTCTATCTGCTCTGGGGCTTGAAGGAAGTCGCCGGTCTGGAGTTGGACGGGCTGCCGGCCACTCCGGAGTCATTGGCCGCCAGCGGGTCTGAAGAGCTCTTCCGCGAGGCTTTGGCAGCCGTCAAGCACCAGTGCGGGCTGTCGGAAGCCGAAAGAAAAAACTGATTGCCGCACTCCATTTTCAATTTTCCGACCAGGCTGGCTGGGAGTGCGGGGCTTGCCGTAAAGCCAGCCTGGAGATGAGGCGCAGGTGCGGCTGGATACCGCGGGCGCTGGCAACGCCCGAGCGCGTGGTGTGGGCCAGGAACAACGCGTCGACCACCGTTTGTCCAAAATCGTTTATCGCGGCGCAAAGTATGGCATGGCTCGAGGAGTATCTGGTGCGCCGCAAGTTAGGGCAAAGGGGGATCGACGGGCTGGGGGCCCGCGAGGTGGAAGCTTTTGTGACCTTGGAGCACGAGCTCGCACAGTTGAACGGCGGCGCCGGCGCTCGACGCCAAAGCAGCGGCCCTGCGCCAAAGGGGAGAAATGTCTAGTACGTCACAACAGACACTGCTAACAGCTTTCAACCAGGCGTCGGGCAGCCCCGCGGGCCAATCGGCCAGCCAATCGACAGCCATCGACCAGGGCCTTATCGACGCGCTGGCGCAATCCACTCAGGTGATCGATGCCCAGACGCAGGCTACCGCCGCTAACACCGACGCGCTGGCGAAGGGTAGCCAGTCTCAGGGTTCGAGCGCCGGCAAGGATGTTACAGATGCGCTCGGCACAGCCAGCAGTGTTCTGGGGGGCGGCCTTAGCATCATGCCGCTGGTATCTCTGTTTTCCAGTTTGTTTGGCGGGGGACAGTCCGCTCAAGCCGCGCCCCTCGTGCCTTTTGCGCTGCCCCCCTCGCTGAACCTGCAGTCCACCTCCGGTGGCCAGGACGTGAGTTATGGCGAGAATGGCTTGCCGCGCTCCGCGGGAAGCGGCGGGTCGAACGCGGGTCAGCAGATCACCGTGCAGGTACAAGCCATGGACAGCCAGTCCTTTCTCGACCATAGCGACGATATCGCGTCGGCAGTCAAGCAGGCGATGTTGAACATGAACTCCATCAACGACGTAGTCACGAGCCTTTGACACCATGTTTCCGACACTCAAGACCGGCGCGACGCTGCAATATCCCGCGCAGAAAACGATGCGTTTCAACACCGACACCATCCGTTTCCTGGACGGCACCGAACAGCGGTTTCGCGACAACCCTTCGGTGTTGCATCAATGGACCATCCAACTCGACCTGCTGGACGAATCCGAGCTCGCCGCATTAGATCAGTTCTTCGTAACCAACCAGGGCAGATTCGGGAGCTTCTCGTTCACCGATCCGTGGGACGGAACGGTGTATCCGAACTGTAGCCTGGCCGTCGACACATTCGGATTTCAACTGAGCGGCGAAATGCGGGGCAAAACCACGCTGACTGTTTGCGAAAACCGGACCTGACATGCTTTATTTTCCACAATTATCGTCTGGTGCAACAGGCCAGTTTCCGATCACCAGGGAACGCTTGGCGAGGACGGTGGTGAACCAGAGCGTACAGGACTACCAGGTGAAGCTGGCCGATCCCGGAGCGGCCATCATGCATTGGCACTTATCATTCGAAGAGATCAGCGATCAGGAACTGGCTGCGATCGAAGCTCTCTTTCAGGCCGTAGAGGGAAGTTTGACGCCGTTCACTTTTCTCGATCCCGTCGACAATCTGCTGGCGTGGAGTGAGCAGCAGAGTCAGCCGGTATGGCAAGCGGGCCCCTTATTGGCGCTGACAGGCGGCGTGTCCGATCCGATGGGGGGTACGGCAGCCTATGCGGTCGGTAACCTGACAGCCGCCACATTGACGCTGCTACAGTCGATCAACGGGCCTGCCTCCCTGGACTACTGTCTCAGCCTCTATGCGCGGAGCGACGACAGCACACAGTTGTGGCTGGTGCGCGGCTCCGAGTCGGACGCGCGAGCGATCGGCCCTCAGTGGAACCGGCTCGCCTCCGCCGGGCAGCTACAAGACACAGCCGATATCATCAGCTTCGGCATCGCGCTGGATCCCGGAACTACGGTGGACATCTTCGGAATCCAAGCGGAGGCGCAGACCACCGCCTCGCTTTACAAACAAACGGCGGAGACGGGCGGCGTGTACGCGAACGCGCGGTTTCAAACGGACACGCTAACGATTACTACTGTAGGCCCGGACCGCAATTCCTGCGAGCTGGATATCGTCAATGTTGAGTATCTATGACCTGAAGGAACTGGCGGTCACGGACACGCCGCTGCGCGCGTGATGAAGAACAACGTGTTCGCCGTGCAGACAGCCTCGGACCAGGGCGTGGACGTGATTCCGCGCGTGTCCCTGTCACTCGCCAACGCCGACTCTTACTTCTCGGAATTGGAGCGATCGGTAGGATGGAAGGGCGCCACGATGACGGTGACGTTCCTCTTTTACAACCTGCTGGAAGGCGCGCCGACATCCGATGCCGCGGTGTTATTTCAGGGCATTGTCAACCCACCCGATCAGAGCACCGAATCGCTGTTCCAGCTTTCCGCCGTGAACTGGATGAGCATGCAGAGAGTGCTGCTGCCGCCGGTGCGGATCCAGCGGCGGTGTCCCTGGCTGTTTCCGTCCAATGCACAGCAGCGGCTGGAAGCGGTCACTGGCGGCGCCAGCGGAGCTTACTCATTGCTCTACCCTTGCGGATATTCGCCCGATCAGGCCGGGGGGGTGGGCGCCATGGTGGGCGGCATCCCCTACACCACATGCGCATATACACGCCTCGATTGCGAAGCCCGCGGGATGTTTTCCGGGCCGATGCGGTTCGGCGGACTCGAATTCGTGCCTTCTTCCATTCAGGTGCGCAGCTACGGCGGCGCATGGCAGTACGCAGCCGTAAACGACAATATTGCAATCTACAACGACTTTGTCCCGTTGTTGTACGGTACCGCCTGGTATTATCCCCCCATCGTATTTTCACGAAACGACGGAAACCTGACGTATATGGAAGTGTTGCTCGGAATGGGTCCGATCCAGGACGTGCAGATGGTGCTGGTGAACCAGATCCAAATTCCCATCGGGCAAACTGGCACGAACATGGACGCGACAGGCTGGTACAACGTAGTCAGCCTCGGCAGCCGGAACGGTGCGTTCGATCCCAATTTTACGGACGCGGCGGGCAACCCGGCCGGCGATCCTTACGGCAGTATGGCGTACCTTTCGGTTGTGGTACCGAATCAGATCAGCAACGGTCAGTCACTGCCGACGGTGCAAGTTCTGGCGGATGGCTTGCAACTGCCGACCTACGCGGCCGATGGCACTTACCAGAGCACTGTGTTCACCGCCAATCCCGCATGGATTTTGCTGGATATTCTCCAACGAAGTGGATGGGGCCCTGCGAATATCGATCTGACGACATTCGCCGCAACGGCAGCGTATTGCGATCAGCAGATCCAGGCTCAGGATCTGAACGGAAACAACGTCACGATCCCGCGTTTTCAGTGCAACTTGTGTTTGCAGGACCAACGCAACGCGGCGGATACAATCCGCGGAATCCGGAACACCGCCAGGCTCCTATTCACGTACAGCGTAGGTGGCATGCTGCAGTTACAAGTGGAAAACACAATCGCGCTACAGCAACCAACGCAGCCGGCGTGGAGCAACAGCACCGAGCCGCTGAACGGAGGCTGGCCGGCTTATGAGTTCAGCGACGGATCGACAGGCACCGCGAACATCTTGCGCAAGGCCAACGGCGAGCCCAGCGTGCAGGTGTCGTCCCGAAGCATCGCCGACACACCGAACCAGGTGACTATTGAGTTTCAAGACGCCTTCAACGGGTATCAGCAGGACAGCCTGCTCACGGTCGATGTGAACGATACCCAGCTTACGGGCCAGGTAATTACCACCACGCTCATGGCGTTGGGGATTCCGAACTACGATCAGGCCGCGCGCATCTCTCAGTTCACCCTGGATAAGTCAATCGGTGGAAACACTTACATTACATTTGACACTAACGTGAAGGCGCTAGGCTTGCGGCCCGGCGACATCGTTACGGTCACCTATCTCAAAGAAGGCTTTGAACGGCAGCCCTTCCGCATAACCAAGATCGCGCCGGGCACGAACTATAGGATCACCACAATTACGGCGCAGGTGCAGCAGGACGAATGGTACTTGGATACCAACGGCCAGATACCGGGCGCGGCCGCCAGCTTGCAGCCCGGCTCAGGCGTAGGCGTGCCTCGTCCACTGCTAGGCAACATACTCGATGCCAACGGTAATCCGGAATACCAGATCGCGGAGAGCTCCAGCAACTCGAGCGATGGCGGCGTTGACGAAGAGCTGACGGTGGGGTTCCTTATGCCGTCTACGACCACAACGGGCGGCCCGGGTATGCCGCTGGTCAGCCTGGCCGCCACGATCGAGGCAGGCGGGACGCTGGCGGGCGGTCAGATACTCTATTACGCCGTGAGCGCGTTGGATTCGGCGGGAAACGAAAGCGTTTTATCGTTCATGATACTTGCCAGCATACCGCCCGGTTCTAACGCCAACAGCGTGACGTTGACTGGACTGAGTTTCGACACCAGTACCACAAGTTTCAACGTATACCGCGGGCCGAATCCCCAACAGATGGGCCGAATCGCATTCAGTCAGACGCTGGCCTCCAGTTTCACCGATACCGGGCTGACAGACCAGGTGTGGGTGCCGCCCGATCCGGCATTCGATCACGCCAACTTCTATTGGCGCACGGAATTGCAGCCGCCCTACGCCGCGACCATCGCAACCGCCAACACGGTCGGCAACGCAACCGCCGAAATGGGCGGCGTCAATTATGCCGGCACGATCGTCCGGATTCTCAGCGGTACCGGCGCGGACCAGGAGTACCCGATTGCATCGAACACCGCGACTATTCTTACGCTGACCGAACCGTGGGGTGTGCAACCGGATGCAACCAGCCAATTCGTCGTGGCGGAGGCGGCCTGGCATTTCGCGGCCACCGCCAAGACCAGCCCAGTTGAGTTTGAAATTCCCAATGAGACGGGTGTCACCCTGCACATACAGGGCAGAGGGGCAAACGTGAATAATCTGGAAGGGCCGCCGCTGCTATCGACACTGACCCGGTGGATGATAGGCGGCGGAGGGCTAGGAGACATGGCGGCCCCTCCCCTGCCCGTCTTCGGTCTCGGTACATCGTCGCTCGAAAGCGGCACCGTGGAACTAAGCGGGGTCTCTTTCCAGACACTCACGAACACTACCAGCGTAACGGCCGGCACGTTGACTATGTACTACTGGGACGAGCTGATCGGAAGCACGCCATACCTATTGTCCGCCCTGATGGCGGCCACCGACACCGTATTGAATCTGACGCCGGCCGGCAGCGCGGCGGCGGGTTCGTTCGTTCAAGTCGAGGCGGAAGTGATGCAAGTGGTGTCATCCGCAAACGGCGGGCTGCAATATCAGGTGACTCGCGGCATGCATGGCACAACGGCAGCGTCGCACGCCGCACAAATTGCGGTGTATCAGCTGTCGAGCACGGTCGCCGTAGCTCCTTTCCCGATGGACTTCTTTGGCAGTCCACTTAGCGGTAACTGGAGCTATCCGATGCCGCTGCCGAATGCGAAGGTGGCAAGCGCGGAATTGTTCGTCACAAATTCTAGAGGCAACAGCCCGACGGCCGCGATCAACCTGACACAGTCGGTGGACTATGGGATGCGGACGCTTTCCGGCGGACAGTACTCGTTCCAGGTGCAGGGATTTCTGGCGGTGGACAGCGACCCCGCGCCGAACGTGATCGTGGAAGCGGCGCATGCGGTGCAGGATGTGTATGCGATCGTGAAGCAGGCTCCCGTGGGGGGCCCCATACAAATTACCCTGAGCCAGAATGGTTCGCCCTACTGCACTCTTTCAATCCCCGCCGGCGCCATCATCTCGCCCAGTGTGGACGGCTTCGGGATGCCATTGCTGGCGCAGGCGCAACTTAGCTTAGCGATTACAGCGGTGGGACAAACCAGCCCAGGCTCCGACCTGACGGTAATCCTGCGGTTGTGACCAGCCGGCCAAACGCATGACCACGATTCAGAAGCTTACTCCTAACCAGGACTTGCAGTGCTACTTCTACGAGCCCTCCGCAGTGGCGGCACTTAGCGCGACGAGTCCGAATGGCTTCACCGTTTCCGGTTGCTGGCGCACCCAGTCCGACTGGGCCGTTGTCGAATGGAATCGCGACAACGTATTCGAGCATCCGTTATTCCGCAACCTTCCGGACAGCGATTTGAGCGGGCTGCAGCTCTCGTACCAGGAGACGCGCACCAACTGCATCGCGATCGATTCAGTGCTGTATCCCACCGTGGACTGGCCGTATCTGCGCGTATGGGCCGATCCGGGAACAGGCGAGCAAATCTATAAAATTCCGTTGCTAGCGAATGCGGCGCCGGTGACGGGAAGCTATACGCCGGCGGCGGCGACTTTCGCGCTGCAAGGGGCGGCAACGACCGGAGATTATATCGAGCTGGCCTGGGACGAAGAGCACTACACCTATCAACTCTACGGGACAGATACGCTGGCATCGGCTGCAGCGGCGTTGGCCAACAGCATCAACACGTTCTCCCAATCGATGCGGGCTTCACCCAATGGCGCTGCCATCACACTAACGCTCGCCAATGGCAGCACCGGCACGAACGGTAACCGGATTGGTGTTTATGGAAATGTCTATCGCGCGCCGCCCGGAACGCCCACCGAAACTTGGCAGCCCGGATGGCAGCTTCTCAGCGGCGGCGAATCGCCGGCCCAGTGGCAGGTTGCTCTGAACTTCAGTTCGATCAGCGGGTTGGATCCAACTGGCGCCACGGTGCCCGTACCCATGAATGCAGTGCGCAAGATGCGCTGGACCTGGGCGGCCGACCTGCAGCCAGGGAATTTCGCGCGCAGCGAGTTTGCGGTGGCGGTTTCAAACTGGATCGTTAGCGGCTCGAACCGCGCCTACCAGGTAGCGGGCCCGGGAAGCTGGCGCGTGGAAGACGACGATGTGGCCATCGTGTACACAGGCCAGTGGACTACTGCTATCGGTAACTACTCGGGCGGATCGATCGGTTATGCAACCACGCCGGGCGCGAGTGTAAGCTACTCCTACCAATCGCCGCAAAACCATTTACTGAACCTCGGGACCCGAAGATTTGCCACCGCCGCCCAGCTATCCGTTCAGGTAGATCAGAATCCCGTACAGGTCTTGAGCGTCGCGCTGGCGGGTGAAGATGTCCTGGTGCGATGGGAATTGGGCGCCATGTCGGGTGGGACACAGCACACCGTAACAGTCACACACGCGGGCGCGGTAGGATCTACCTTCTATTTCGACTTCCTTGAAATTGCGATTCCGACCGGCGACATACCTTACTTCGTACCGGACCCGCAGACGACGCTGGCGACCGACTGGGACACGCTACACTCGCAGGCCCTGGCGCCCGAGCGGACCGCGTGGCTGATCCAGGCGTTGGGTTTCGCGGGAAGGGCGAATCACTATGCGGGCGCGTTGTGGTTTTACGAGTTGCTTTGCTCCGGGCAAGAGTACGCCACCGGGACGATCGCGTTTTCCGGCGCGTCGCAGTTCGGTAACACGACTCAGGTTTCGCTGGGGCCGACTGTTTTCACGCACCTGAACTTGATCGGCGATACAATCACAAGCCTGGCCCAGGCGTTCGCGCTACTCATCAATGAAGGGTCCACCGGCGTGTGGGCGCTGGCGAACGATGCGGTGCTCACGATCACCGCACGCATCATGGGCAGCGCCGGAGACGGACTGATCTTGTCCGTCGATGTCGGCGGCAGTACAACCCTACAGGCGCAATCAAGCGGAGCGCTGGCGGGCGGAGTGGATGGCGCCTGGCTTACAGACTTGACTGTCATACCGCGAATCAATCGCGCCGCGCGCGACTGGAGCCAGAGTTTCTACATGGCGCTCAACAGCTACGGCATCGAGGTGACAGCTTCGTTCAGCACGGAACTGGGAAATGGAGACCCATCGGCGTCCGCCGGCATCGCCCAGTGCTATCCGGATGGCAGCGCGACGCTGGTGAACACACCAGCTTTGCAGACGAATTTCTCGCCGGCGAGTTTGGCGTACTGGCAGCAGGTCTATCTCGATATGGCCAACGTAATGGCCGCGGCGGGCGTGCCGGCGTATCTGCAATTCGGCGAAGTGCAGTGGTGGTACTTCTGCCCGCCGGCGGATCCGGCCGATGGCAACTGGACGCCGATCCCTAATGGCGGCATGCCTTTCTATGACGCCTATACCACGGCCACGTTTCAATCGCAGTACGGGCGGCAAATGCACGTTTTTACGGACCCGAGCAACGACCCTACGCCATACCCGCAGGAATCCGCCTTTCTGCCCGGACTGATCGGCCAGTTCACTGCCGCGATCATGACCTTTGTGCGGCAGACATACGCGACTGCACAGTTCGAAGTG